GCATTAAACAGAATATTGATTGGACAATCAGATGCTGATGATGCAGATATAGTAGTACAAACTGCTTGCTTTGGGGAAGTAGTCTATGGATAACACAACAAGGAGATAAAATGAAAACAAATGACATAAAGAAAGGCACAAATATCAGAACAAAACAGCTTGGTGTTTCTGTTAGTGGAATAATGATGGATAATCTTAAAGGAAACACAAGATTAATAAAGACATTTGGTTCTGAAATTGGAATGTTTGATGAGGTTGGCAGTGTATATTCAACAGATATAATAATGGCTGAGAATAGTGAAGGTATATGGGAAGATGTTGAACATACTGATAAGCAAACAAAAGATGCTGATTTCAGAAGATTGGCAGGATTTTAAATAACTGATTGAAAATATACAGGTGTTGAATGGTATAAGTCCTGACGAGGCTGTATCAACTTAATGAAGGAGAAATCAGTTGCGATACCAAACCTTCGCCTGTAAAATTAAAGGAGAATAAATGAGTATAGATATAAATATGCTGGAATTAG